CGTGGAGCATTTGCCTGCAGTTCAAAACATAAACGGCGTTAATGTACATCCGGCGTGGGGCGTTTTCGGGTGTAGCTTAGTAACTAAAAAAGCATTCGATACAATAGGATACTTTAATACTGATCAGGATCCATACGGTATGCAGGATAGTGATTATTCTTATCGCTTACATAAAGCAGGGTTTTTGAATTATTACATTCACGGCATGAATTCGACCCATGTAGGGGCGGACGTTGGTAATGGCTCTGAATATCGTAAAATGAAAGATGAAGGTTTAAATAAGGCAGGGGCAATTTATGGTAAGTGGTGCAGGATTTACGATAGCGGAAAACTTTACCTACCATATGATCAAGAGAATTACATTATCGAAATGAATCAGTATTATGAGCAATAAACAAACATTCATAAAGTACGAAAACGAATGGATGACTGTAAGGTCAGGATTTATTCGTGAGTTGACAAATGAATGTAAAAGTGAGGTTGAGCGTATTTATAAAGAGGAGATTGATATTAACTGGCTTCCCAATAAATGGTGCAAAGCCTGTTACTTTGATGCCATTCGTAGATTAATAATTAAATTTGGACTATAATGCCATTACCGAATAAGAACGAAACGAAAGATGATTATCTTCAACGCTGCATGGGGGATAGTGAAATGCAGTCTTATAATCCTGAGCAACGATATGCCGTTTGTAATTCGTATTGGAAGGAAGAAAAGTTAAAAAAGATATTTTATAAAGAACCTAAAACAGTATTCGATAATGGCAAACGAACTAAATGAAAAGCAGGAGCTTTTTTGTAAAAATTACGTGAGTAAGGATTTTTTCGGAAGTGGTGTTGAAAGCTATGCCGCTGCTTATGGACTTGACTTAACGAATCAAAAAGATTACAATAATGCAAAGGTTGCTGCGAGTAAATTACTAACAAATTCAAACATCCTTTCACGTATCAATGAAGAATTAGATGCCGCTGGATTGAATGATAATTTCGTTGATAAGCAATTACTTTTTGCCATTACTCAAAATGCGGATCTGAGTTCAAAGGTTAGGGCAATTCAGGAATATAACAAGTTGAAACAAAGGATTATTGAGAAACTTGAAACCAAAAACAATAACAAAATAACCGTTGAATATGTTAGTGCGGCTCCCGGAACTTCACACGAACCAGAAGAAAATAAGGCAGGAGTCTAAGCGCTTCAACGTCCTCGACTGCGGCCGTAGGTGGGGCAAGTCGAAGTTGAGTGTTAATCTTTTGGTGGAGGGCGCATTAGAGGGCTATCCTGTGGGCTATTTTGCCCCGACATATAAACTACTTGAGGGAACGTTTAAAGAGTGTTATAATGCCTTAGAACAGGTAATAAAGCGGAAGCATGATCAGCAGTTTATTGAATTAGTGACGGGCGGGATTATTGAGTTTTGGAGTTTGGATAACCCAAACGCTGGCAGGTCGAGAAAATACAAAGTAGCAATTGTTGATGAGGCGGCATTTGTGAAAGACCTTTGGGAAGCGTGGACACAAAGCATTAGACCTACATTAACGGACTTAAAGGGCGGGGCGTGGTTTATGAGTACCCCGAAAGGAAAGAACGATTTTTACAAGCTCTGGATGCGTGGGCAAACGGGGGAAGAGGGATGGGCAAGTTGGCAGATGCCGACAAGCACAAACCCTTTTATTGATATTTCAGAGATTTATTCCGCTGAAAAGGATTTGCCTGCGTTGGCATTTAAGCAGGAATACCTTGCGGAGTTTAACGATAACGTGGCGAATCCGTTTGGATTTCAGTTTATTAAGCAATGTACGATGCCAATGAGTACGGAGCCTGCGGTTTGCTTTGGCGTGGATTTGGCAAAGTCGTTTGACTGGACTGTGATTATCGGATTAGATAGATTTGGTCAAGTGAGTTATTTAGAGCGCTTTCAAAAGGATTGGAATATAACGAAGCAGATAATTACCCAACTACCGAAGGCACCGATTAAAGTGGATAGTACGGGCGTTGGCGACCCGATTGTCGAAGACCTGCAAAGGCAGCGGCCAAAAGTGTTTGGGTTTAAATATTCAGCAAGCTCAAAGCAGCAGTTAATGGAGGGTTTACAATCAGCAATCCATCAAAGGAAGGTGGGCTTTCCTGAGGGTGTTATTACAAAGGAACTTGAGAGCTTTGAATATGAATACACGAGAACAGGGGTAAGGTTTAATGCACCAACGGGGATGCATGATGACTGTGTGAACGCCTTAGCCTTAGCGTGGGCGCAATTTATGGAAAGGAAGCACGATGTAAAATATGTTTTTATATGACATGGAATGAATTAACGGTGGGGCAGTATCAAAGGCTCTACGGAATATTAAAGCAAACGGACAAAACTAATTTGGACATACTTACTGAGATTATATCGGTATGTGAAGGGTATGCCATTGATGAGATAGACAGCTGGCCGTTCAGTAAGTTAGTGGAAAAGGAAAAGGAATATAAGTTTTTGGAGTCATTGGACTTTGATAAGACGGCGAAGAAGTATATCAATATCGGGAAGATACGATATAAGTTTGTCCATAAGATTCAGGACATACCCGCTGCAAGGTATATTGAATCTAAGCACTTTTTGAAGGAAGACTTTATAGATAATCTTCACAGCTTAATGGCTTCATGTGTTATGCCTATGCGCAAAACGTGGCGTGGGTGGGTTGTGGAGAAGTACGATGCGAAGCTGCACAGCCAATATGCGAATGATTTAAGGCAGGCGAAGTTTGTTGAGGTTTACAACTGCACGCTTTTTTTTTGTCGATTATACGTGGAATTGATAAAAGGTTTGGAGCCTTATTTGACAAAGGAGCTGGCGAAGATAACGACGGCGGACAAGATAGTGGAAGTTCAAACAGCTTTGCGGTTAATTACGGATGGATTTACAGTACCGAGCAAGTAGCTGAATTGGAGCGGATTAGTTTGGATGCTGCATACGATATGAATATTTTACAATATTTGAGTGATTTGGTTTACATAAAGGAAAAGCAAAAGAATGAGCGGCGAATGATGGAAGAGATTAAAAGGAATTACAAATGAGGTGGTTTTCATAGCAAGCATACATCCCCGGCTTATTCTTAGGCGGGGGTTTTGTTTTTTAGGTATTTATTAAAAGATATGCCAACAATAGCACAAGCACAAGCGAAATTAGGAGCCAGCGATTATGAGAGCTGGGGTATAGTTAAGTCGGCGTTTGTGCCGAAGAACAGCATACCTTTGGCTTTGCAGTTGGTAGCTGAATATGTTGAAGCGTTTGAGAGGAGGGTTGATAATGAGCTTAAAAGGGCAAATAAGATAAACACTGGAAGTCTTGCAAGTTCGATAAGGTTTGAAACAAGTGAAACAGCGAACGGGATAATAATAAACGTTTTTGTAAATGATTATTACAAGTTCATTGATAAAGGGGTGCAAGGTACGGGGCCGGGAAGTAAGAATACAACCTCCCCTTATAAATACAAAGACAAAGCCCCTCCAGTAGTTGAGATATTGAAATGGTTAAGGCGAAATGTAAATGCAGGCAGAAATGAAGATCAGCAAAGAAAGTTATCTAAGCTGCAAAAGAAACGTAGGTCTATTAAAGCTGCAACGGAAAGGATACAGCCCCGCACTTTGGCTTTTCTTATTTCGAGAAAGATAAAGCGTGTTGGTTTGCCTTATACTGGATTTTGGGAAAGGAGTATTAATGAAACCTTCAAAGACTTTGATGTTAAGATGTCGCAGGCTTTGGGTATTGATGTAAGGGTTAATTTAGAGAATATGGTAAAAGAGATTAAAAAGAAAAAATAATGGCAATCACTATTAAGAGCGCTCCTCAGGCATCTGGTTATGTATCCGCAAATGAAGATGTTTGGCACGTGGCAGATAGCACGAATAAAGCGGTTATAGGGTTTAAGTATCTTTTTGATATTTACAAGGGCGCTGAATTACTTACAAGGGTAACGAACAGCCCGTATGGTAATGACCAATACGGGGTTATAAATGTCGGCAATATTGTGAGGTCGGCGGTGGCAGTGGATACGCTGGCTGATATAGATATGCAAAGCACTTATAATACATCTTTCCCGGTGTTGAATGCAGGCGCTGACTTTTGGTGGGGTGAGTACGATGTAAGGTATGGTGAGATTTGCGGAACGACAAATGC